AAAAAACGAGGAGATGCAACTACAAAAACAGAAGCAATCTATTCAGCCTATGTAGCCAAGCAAAAAGCCTTGGAAGATGCCAAACAAAAAGCAAAAGAAAAGGCCGATAAAGAGGCCAAAGCAAATGCTGAAAAAATGGCAAAAATGAATCAAGAAAAATACAATGCTGAGGTCGATCAACTCGAACTTGAAAAGCAAATCACGGCTGAAAAGATTAAACAAACGGTCGGGGCTGATGGTCAGAAAATAGCCATGATGGAGTTGGAATTTGCAACGAATGTGAAACTCTTAAAGATTTCAGAGAACTCTGCAAAATTGGGAGTTCAGCAAGCTAAAGACAAGGCAAAACTTCTTCCTGAAATTCTTAAAACTCAAAATGTTGAGATCACACAGGAATACATTGATGCAGGAATCAGAGATCGTGAAGCCCGTGTCAAAGGGGAGGATGAAACACAACAGGCCATCTATGACGCTAAACTAAAGGCCATTGAACGCAATAAGATGATTCAAGAGGCTACAATTGAATCCGAAGTCTTGTCCGATTCGCAACGGAAAGAAAAACTTATTCTAAATGAAATAGCTGCAAATAATGAAATCATAAAATCCAATGATGAAGCCGCCAACAATGGGGTTGAATCAGCCTTGGATGCCAACGCTAAGATTCTTGCTGATAATGCTAAACTTTACAAGGAACTAAAAGACCTACGTAAAAAAGATGAGGAAGACCAAAAAAAGAAGGATGTCGAAAAGGTGCAGGCTGCATCTCAGGTAGCTTCTGCCGTTTTGGATGGGTTCATGAACCTGATGCAACAACAGACCCAGAACGAATTGACGGCATTAAACAAAAGGTACGATGCTGAACTCCGTCTGGCAGGTGACAATGAGCAGAAGGTAATGGAGATCAACGAAAAAAGGAAACAGGAAGAAAAGGAACTACGGACAAAGGAGTTTGAAGCCCAAAGAGCCGCAGCAATTGCACAAGTAGTCTTCAAGACTGCACCAATCATCGCAGAATACTTCGTGTCTGGATTCCTTGCACCATTAGCCATTGCCGGACTTGCTACCGCAGCCGCACAAATCGCATTCATCGCAGCCCAACCCGTTCCTGAATTCAAAGAAGGAACGAAAGGTAAGCCGTTCAAAGGAGGAAAGGCCATTGTCGGTGAGATCGGTAAAGAGTGGGTTGTGACCACATCGGGAGCCGTTTACGAAACCCCTGGTGTAGCTACCTTGGTTGACCTGCCGAAAGGATCACAAGTAATCCCACATCACGAGGTCATCAAATCCGAACGGTTCATGGGTTCAAAGCTGATGAATCAGGGGCGTGGTGAGTCTGGAACAGGGCAATTGGTAGAAAGACTAATCAGCATTGAAAACACCTTGTCAAAGCTGCCAATCACATCTCTGACGATGGATGAACGAGGGTTTACTAAGAAGATTCAAACCAAATCCAGAGAAACCAGAATCCTAAACAATCGTTTTGGTAATTAATTCTTTTTGTTGCTACTTTGCGATATAGGTTTTTTATCCATCTTTTTTGTTTTTTCGCTTGTTTTCAAAAAGCCCGGCTCATAAGGTCGGGTTTTTTGTTGCAAAATAGTTTGCTAATTTAATTCTCTTGTTTACTTTTGTTGCAAATTAAAACAAACCAGAAAATGGCAAAGAAAACGGAAATCAAAAACATGGTTCAATTACGGGATTCACTTTTGGAAACCTATAACCAACTGAAAGACGGTGAAATTGGCACAAAGGAAGCCAAAGAAAGTAGCAACCTTGCCGGAAAGATTGTTTCAACTGTTAAGGCCCAAATGGAGTATTACACCATGACAAAGGCTGATGGCAAAATCACTTTCATGGAATGCTAATTGACGCTTTGGTATTTTGTAATGAAGCCAGAAGAATTGGCTTTGATGACATAGAAGTATCCCTCTCGATGAGAGGGTACTCCTTTGGAAAAATTCAGTATGGAATAGTTGCGGACTTTTACTCTAAAAAGATTTCGGAATTGATTAATGCAAGTTTTGCAGACATATTCAATCCGGACTTTAAACCAAAACAATATACGATTGAAGAAAGAAATTTAATACAAAAGCACCATTCTATAAATGGGAGTACAATTGTAAAAACGAGAAACTTTTATGAATTTGATCTTTTTGTCGAGGAGTGCAAAGGGGCAATAAATCCATTTTGTGTAAAAGTAGAAATAGTAAAGCCAGACCTTAGTTCAGAAGAAAAATATCCTGAATCAATTGAAATAAAAAGGATAAAAGATAAAGTTGAGGAAGAAAAAGATTTGGCAAGAATTGAAGGATATCAAAACTGTCAAAAGCACTATTCTGATAGATTTTATGAAATCAGAGATCGGGTTGACAATCTTGAAGAAAAGATAAAAAATCCCAAGTTTTACGAAAGAGTTAGGAGAATGAATCCTAACGGGGTTTTGATTGGGAACGAAAAGGGTAAAGAATTAATAAAAGTGATTTCGGAAATTGACGTAATCAAACGACACATTCGAGAAATGACAAAATCAACTTAAGGGCTTCGGCCCTTTTTTTATTTACCTTTGTCACATGGCAGGATGGAAGTTTTACTTAAACAATATTCAGGTTGCTGAACCAATCGGGTTCGATGCAATCGAATTCACGGCCAAACGGCTACCTTCTTACGGGATTGATTCGCCATTCTCAACTGAACTGACCTTTACCGGAAAGGCCGCAAAGCTGATAAAGGCTGAATATGATGTCAATTACATCAATGCCGAAATAGCTATCCTGATTCAATCGGATGTCAATGTGAACGGTTCAGCGTATGCCTTTGTGGGGTTCCTGAATCTATCAATTTACTCCGAAAAGAACGTATGTGATACCAATGGATTTGAAGTGACCGTTGGAATTATTGAAGATAATTTCCGTGAGCAGTTTCTTGCCCGGCAAAACGTAGAGATTGATTTGTTGTCCGCAAAGGACTTGGATGAAAACGCAATCACTCCGGTTGTTCTGGATACCATTGTGACCCATTGTCAAGAGTTGTTTCTGATAGCTAATTGGAAGACCTTAACAGACACACAAGAGAATTTTACAAATGATGATGAGAGTCGGGTTGTATGGCCTTTTTACCTTTTGTCGAATGACTTTTTAGGTAATTTTGGATCTGGATTTTCAGCACAAGGTTTTACATATTTGACAACCAATGTTTATTTGGTTAATAATTCAGATTTTGATAGGACATTCAATATTCCATGTGGACAAGTAAAGGTCACTATTGTCAATACTGGTCAACCTGCAACATATCAAGTATTTACTGCAATCTATAATTCTGATGGAACATTTGCCGATGTTCTTGAATTGGATTTGATTATTTTGGCAACAGGGGCAACAGGTGTTTTGCAATACCAATTTGCTGATTATGGTTTTGTTTTGCAGGCAGGCCAAAGGTTTCATATTTACATGGTTGGATCAGTAAGTAGTCCGAATGTAAGTTATATTGCTACTTGGTTAAGTGCTGATAACTTTATATCAATTACAGAAAAGAATAGTCAAACCTTTGCTTCTACGACATTAGGCTTAAAAATATATAATGCCCTAAAAAGATCAATTTACATTTTGACTGGCGATCCTGATGGCTTGATCTCTGATACATTTGAGGAAGATACGGGTTGTTTTTGGAATCACTTCATCACAACAGGTCTCTATATCCGTAATGCCGATGCGGTCACAGTCGCAATAAATGGTTGCATAGCCGAAGATGAATCAGGCCAGACATCAGCAATAAAAACATCCTTTGAAAAGCTATTTGGTGGACTGAACCGGATATTCTGTTTAGGTTGGCAGTTTGAGCAGGACGTTTACGGGTCTTGGAAGCTCAGAGTTGAAAAGGCTGATTACTTCTTTAACACCAACACAGTCATTCAATCATTCCTGAAGGTCGGTCAGATCATGCAGAGTGCAATGTCTGATAAACTGGTGAATAATATAAGACTTGGTTATTCAGACAAGTTTAAGAACATTGCCATTTCAGCATTTACTGAAATCAATGCAGACAGGAACTACTTTATTGCTAATAAAGCAAGGGCCGATAATTCATCTGTTAGTCTCGATTTATTATCCGACATCATTGGATCGGGTTATGCAATTGAGTTTTACAGACGGTTACAGTTCTTACGGGACGATTCAGGCTCCTCTGACAGGCCGAACGATTATGATTTGTTTATTATCTGGATCAACAGGTACGAAGTAACGGTGTCCGAAGTTGAAGGATCGGGATATGATTTACCGAATGAAACAGGCCCGAAAACGTATGCACCCGGAACGGTCAGCTACGGTTCAAACTTTATTGCTGAATCAAACGGGCCAATTGATCGGGTTTACAATGTTTTCAATTCACCTGCACGAATCGCGGCTCGGTGGTGGAAGATACTCGGAATGCACACCTATGGTCTACCAACCGCAAAGGCGATCCTTGCCTTTCAGGTTGGGCAATACTTCACGGATTATTCCAGTCGCATTGATTCAACAAGTGAACCAGAAGATTGCATGGAGGTCATCAATGGTGCATCGGATGTGCTATTCGAAAATACCAACATCGGGCCGGATATCTTAGTTCCTGGTGAGGCGGAATATCTGATGAAACCGATTACGGTTGAATTCGATGCACCACAAACCCTCTGTTCATTCATTGACATGAGTTACAATGGCAACGGGTTGGTCAGGGTCACATCTGGGAGTCTTGAACTGTTTGGATTCATTGAAGATGCGACAAACAAACCGCAAGACCCTAATTCTGGAATTTCAACTTTAAAATTAACTTTGGCAAATAAAATCGGGGAAGGTCGGGCATTCTCAGATGGCTTCTCGGACGGATTTGGATAAAACGAATAGAAAACAATGGCAAATACTAGATCGCAACAGACAACACTAATAGCTGCTAACATTCCTGACAATAGTTCAGGATTGGTAACCCCGATTAAGATTCGTGAGGTTGATGATGCACAGGTCACGGCTGCTGCATTTGTGGACGATGACAATGCATTTACGGGAGTCAACACCCACACCGCACAGGTAAGATGGCACAAAGGTTCAAATCTGGCATCGGGAAGTGAAATAACACTTGGCAATACCGGTAACTTTCACCACATAACCGGAAGCACAACCATCAACTCAATATCCACAAAGCAACACGGGACAAGGATATTGTTGTACTTCAATTCTACCCCTCTGTTAACCCATTCATCAGCCTTGTTTCTTCCAAACGCTACCAATCTTCAGGTTATTGCCGGAAGCCTCTATGAGTTCATTTCAGAGGGCGGTGGTAATTGGCGAATGTTGAACAATGATTCATTGAATAATGTCGTAATCACATCGGTTAACGATGATCAGGTTTTACAATATGAGGCATCAACTAAGAGTTGGAAGAATGTTGGCTTTGGAACGGCATTGTCTAATTCAATTGGAAGTTCAGGAACTTCGGGATATGCGGTTATAACAGATGGTGCAGGAACTCTATCATTTGCACCAAATGGTGGCCCGACTTTGGCCCAATTTATTCGGGATGCAACCGAGACGCAAGCAACCGGAACTGCCGAAACAATCAACAAGACATTGCTAATTCCGGCTAACACATTTACCGCAGGTACTGCTTTTAAAATTCTAGCCAGAATTAGAAAAGACAATCAGGGGTTTAATATAGTTGTGACAAGAATATACATAGGTACAAACCCTGCAAGTATTGTTGGAGCCTTTGCTCTTGGTAATTATTCATTTGCTGCTGTTTCAAGCAACACGGGAGCATTGATGGAAAGGAGTGTGTTGATTGTAAATGCAACAACCACAACCTCTTATGTTTTCAACAGCGCATCGCTACCTACGGATGTAAACACTACAAATGGGATCATTACTACAAGTTCAATTGATTGGACGGTTAATCAATATATTATTGTTACTACGGCTTGTAGCAATGCTGCATATTCAGCGTTCATTCGTGCAATCCAAATAACTCCTCAATAAAATGATTGAACTAATTTACATAAATGAACTCCTTACCTTCAATGGGATTGAGTACACCGTTGCTAATTTGGAAGCCACCTCAGACATCAATGTTCTGGCAATTATTGAAAATGATATCTACGTTTCGGTCATTGCCTTGGTTGCTGAAGAAACAATGATTAACGGAGTTCTTCAGACATCGGCTCAAATGATTATCGAAACCTTGACAACTGTTTAACAAAAAACCATAATGGCACAGAAAACACGAGAAGAACTAAATGCGGCCAATGCCGCCCTGTTTGTCAACAACGAAACTGGTGACATCACACCGGATGAAGAAAGGGCATACAACGAGGATGTCAATGATTCCTTTGCGATGCGATATGAGTTTGATGTAACCATCACAGACACGGCTGCAATTCAAGGGATGGCTACTAACCCAATTCTATTAGTAGAGGATGACGGAGTTAGTTATCTGCAATTAATTGCAGCTACTATTCTAATGATTGATGACGGCACGACTGATTATGACTTCCCTGATTACGCAGGAATTATAGGTACTAACAGTAGTAATTTGAGAGCGTACACGGCATCTTATAATTTAAGTGGTTCGGGTCATATTAGTACGGAAAATTTTGGGCAAGCAGGAACGTATAATCTCCAATTGTATACACGATTAAGCCAAAACGACAATTTAGGCGGTCTAGCACTTGCAGCGTTTGGAGCAGACGCAACAGAAGGTGACCGAACAATCAGAGTTTACGGAACGTACACTAAATTCCCAATCGCATAATGGGCAACGCACATCCTTTCTACCGATTCAGTCCTGCCAATGTCAACGGTGGCTTTGAACCAGGGTACAGTCTACAATCAACTAAGTCAAAGGAATTCCAAAACCTTTATTCAAATGGCGATTTGGTTGGTCAAACGATTGGTGAGGCCATCAAGAACTTTCAGGTTAATATTGACACGTTGAATCTGCCCGAAGAAGGTGGTGAATTGCGTTTGGTTTATCCAAAGCCTTACCCAACTATTTCAGGGACTCAAACATTGATATTCAATGTCCAGAATGACCAACTCCATGCCGTTGATTCAACCCAGAAGGTAATCATGACATTGGACTTGGTCGATGGTATTGTGGTTGATTCCGTGTTCGACACTTATACTATTGTTACGGCTACACAAGCCTACGATGACCCGATTATAGATGTTGAATTGTTGGTCAAACGGGCTTTGGAAATATACTACCAAAACGGATCTGCCATATTCCCAATCACCTATTCATTTGACCGTACAACGGGCATTGCAACCAGTTCAATTGCTAGGGCAAAGGATTGGGAGGTTGATCTGGACACGGGCGTTGTTGGTCGGTATCCGGCACAATCAAATCCATTTGCTCCGGTGAAATCCGTGACTTTTTCCGCCTTAACTCCATCTCAGAATTACATCCTATCTCTGATGGAACGCATTATTTCTTTGACCATTTCAGACCAGACTTTGACGGCTACCGATCTGATCAATGCAATCAATCTCTTGCACTTGCCCGATGATTACACGGTGACCACCGACACGGATTCGTCAGGGGCGATTGAGAGGGTTTCAACTCTGTTTACAGGTGAAAGGTCATTTGCTTTAGTAGCACGTACTGACGGGACTTTCTGGTACTTTCAGAGGTTTGTGATTGATAGTTCATCTGCACTTGATCAGTTTTTGGTTGATTATGTGATTGCCACAGAGTTGCCGTATGAGCCTTTGACCGGACAGGCATTCCCTCAATTATGGAATGACATGGATTTGATCCAGTTCGACAATGGATGTGAACCGGAAGATGTAGACACGTTTCAGATGCCAATCAAAACGGGTGATACGTATCAATTCAACATCATTCCTGAACAGGCCAACCTGACCGGATTAATTTCTTGCCAGATCGGTCTCTTTGATGAGAACCTGAACTTTGTGAGTGAGATTGGGTCGGCTGAATTGCCTTATACTTTGTCCTATATATTTATTTTGCCTTTGGAATTTGAACCATCATGTACCGTAACTCGTATTGCTTTATTTGAAGATGAGATTTTATTTGAAAATCAAATTCCTGGATATACACAAGCTTTTGCATTATCAGTAAATGTTCTTGAATTTCTACAAGGTTTTGTTGCAAATTTAACAATTGGAACGGCATACTATGAGCCAATAACAGATGGATATAGACTTGTTTGGAACATTGAAAATACATCATTTGACTTTACTCCTTTAGCATCGTTAGGTTATGTATTCACCTTTGGGCCATTAACAACTTGGGCAAATTGTTTTGAAGGGGAATTCTGTTCAGAATTGCCTACCCAATTCCAAGCAACCGTCACAATCCCATTTGCCCCAGATGGTTGCTATGTGTTCGGTTTATACGATGACAACTACCCTTACCAATCAATCTTTGCCTTCTCGAATACACTTTACTTGAACAATCAGGATTGCTTCAGTTCAATGTGGCAATTCGGATCGTCTGAGGATGCCATTATTGAGGGCTTTGAGTATTACTCCGGTTGGATGCAACAGTTACGGCTACCCATCAACGGGGCAGGGCAGAAGCCAAAGATTGAAGAGTCAATTTATCGGAACTCAGATGGAACGTATCAAAGACCTTCCAATTATTCTGATTTAACCGTAGATTTGCATAGTGATTATCTGGACTTAGAAACACGGAATGCGGTATTTTCTGCCACAAGATGCCCAATCCTGATTTTCGAGGACCAATCCATATTTGTTAGTGGGGATTTGGACGTTGCCACCGTTCAGGATTTCTCAAACAAAACCTCTTATAGAAAACTTGCTCAAATGAAGTTTTCAGCACTAATCCAAGGCTTTCAGCCTAATAACAACGCCTGTATAGGGTGTTAAAATTCAAACATTCAAATGAATATTACTCTCAATTGTCCTCCGGTTAGTTGCTATAAGAACTACCGTTGTGACGTGGATTATAAAGGTCGGATCATTGGGGCAGCTTTGGTGAAAAAGACCGTTGCTAGCCTCATCGACAAGACAGATGCTACTACTCTTCTGGATTCAATCTTCTATCAGGCTTTAGACGGGAATGCAATCATGTTCCTGAACATTGCCGGAGATAAACCAAAACCAGAAACGGCTGAACTTCCCGGTGTTGGATTGCGAATCAATCGACCAGGGGCGAAGACTCACACATTGAACTTTATTGATGCTCAAGTGATCGCCAACGTGGATTCGTACAACAAAATCCTTCGTTCTTCACAGAACTATGATCTGTACTACTTCACTCCTGAACTGTACTGGGATGCTTCTGGAACGCAGGTAACCGTCATCGGTGATCCAGTTATCCAGAATGACCTGACTCAGTTTATCAACGGTGAAACGATGATCAAATGGGTAGCAGATTCAAACCCTGTTCCATCTGATTTTGACACGGATAAATTACTTGAAGGTCTTTTCTATGAGGTAAGCGGAGTTGATGCCATTGCTGCACCAATCGGTTTCATTCAGACTGAAACGTATACAGCCTCTCTGAACTACGATTTTGGTTCACAAAGTCTTCCATCAACTGTTTGGTCACTCGGTTCATCTGCTGCCGTTATTGCGAACCTAGGTGCAACGATTGACGCAACAACTGGTTCACTTGACATTGATCCGCAAGTTGTTGGGGATTATGTCTTGACCGTAGTTGCATCCAACGAAGCCGGATGTATCTTTGGAAGTATTGATGTATCAGTAACTGTAACTGCATAACCACGTGAACGAGCAACTTCTTTTGGGCATTATCAAACTTCTCTCTAAGGATAAAATTAGAGAGGGGCAATCAGAGTACATCCATGACATCCGTGAGATTGCGGATGAACTGGAGCCTCATTTTGATGAAGACTACCCGAAGAAGTTGCTGCGTGTGCAGCATCCGGGTGAGCAGGATTGGATGAAAATCTACCGAAAGGAACGGTGGCAACCAAAAACAAGAACGGCAACCGGAAGGGTTTATACTACCCTGCAAAAGATTCAGCAAGCGGATGATTTCAAGATCATTTTCAAGAATGACTTTGCCGACATCGGGATAAGTGAAAGCAACCCGAAAGGGCTACCTTCCAAATACTGTTTGGAGAATCTGCCAAAGTTTGGTTCAATCGAAACATGGACTTTCTCATTGGGACTTTCTAAGTACCTGGAGAATCCAAATTCGGTGGTTTTTGTCGGTCCTGATCTGGAATCGTGGATTGAAGACCCAACACCGGGCAACGAACAGTTCATCAACTGGGAGAAACCATATCCGCAAGTCTTCGAAGAGGATCACATCGTCTACAAGGCTGACGGTGGAATCATTTTCAAACTTGACCAGTACGAAAACAAGGACGGTGACAAGGTTCAACGGAAGTATGATCAGTTTCTTGCCGTTTCAATGGAAGGTCTGGTTCTGGTTCGTCAGATAAGGCCGTACAACGGAAGCGAGGATGTATTTGATACGTTTACTGCACCTTATCAATTCCTTCAGTATCCGATCTATTCGGTTGGGTCGGTAATCTGTGAAATTGAAGATGGTCAAATAGTTTATGATTCAATCCTTACTCCTTGCCTTCCTGCATGGAATGATGCCTTGTTTACCAATGATGATTTGTTGGTTAATAAAGCCCTGCATTCGAATCCGATCTTTTGGCGGTACAAGAATTCACCTTGCAAGACCTGTAACGGATCAGGCTTGCTATCTGGAAAGGACAACACACAACGCACTTGTGGTAGCTGCAACGGAAACGGATTGGGTTCAGAAGGTTCGCCCTTTGCCTCCATCGAAATAAACCTTCAGAAAAAGAACGCAACCAATCCAGATGTCCAGTATCCAACTGGTCCGCCTGCCGGATATATTCAACTCGACATTGCGGCCTTAGAAGCGCAAAAGAAAGACATTGATGATGACATTTACCGAGGCTTTCAAGCGATCGGAATCGAACTGTTAGCCAATGTACCTGCGGCTCAATCTGGAGTTGCGAAGCAATACGACCGGAAGGAATTAAACACCTTCTTCTTTCAGGTTGCCGTTCACCTTGGCTATCTGATTGAAGAAATATCCTTTGCCATTTTCCTGCAACGCTATCGGACGGAAATAGAGTCAAGGCTCTTGACATTGGATCAGATAGAGGCCAACAAGCCGAAGGTTGTAATCCCATCAGACTATGATGTCTTGACTACATCCGTTCTTTCTACCAACCTTTCTGATGCCATCAAAAACCAGTTTGATCCGATTATTACAATGGGCCTTACTGCTCAGTACACGGAGAAGGTGTTTGGTGAAAATAGCTATCAGTTAAAGGTCTTGAAAATCAAGACGGCCCTCGATCCATTGCAATTCATGACCACCGAGGAGAAACTGATCCTCAAAGATTCAATGGGATGCACAGAACTTGACTACATCACATCTGCCTATCTTAATTCATTTGTCACGGAGTTGATAGAGGCCAATATGGACTGGATCAATGAGCCAAGGCCAAAGCAACGAGCCGATGTCAAAGCAATGGCAATCGCTAAACAAAAAGAGATCAAAGCCGGATTGGTTACTTTGATGCCTGAAGAATGACCGAGAAACAACTTGATATAATCAAAAGGATTCAGACTCTTCAGGCTGAACTGGAAGAGGGCATGAACTCCCGACTGCCTGATATATTCAAAGGATTATCCGATCAAGTTATTGAACTAACAAACGACCTGCCACTTGACCCGAAGAAAAGGGCCGCAAACATCCGGGCCATCATCGGGTTGAAAACACAATTGACCAATGTCATTGTCACCAATCCCGAATATGTCAAAGAAGTTGGTCGGGTTCTGGATGGATTCAAAGACCTTAAGAAACTATCTGACCTTTACTTTAGTGAACTCATTGACGGGTTCAATGCGAAAGAGGTGTTGTATCAGGAAATCCTCAAAGCTAATGTCGAAATCACAAAGGATATGCTGTTGGGGTCAGGAATCAGGAACAACTTTGCTAATAGTATCCAAGAGGTGCTTAAGGCCAATGCATCAGGGACTACCAACCGTACTTTACTTCAGAAGACCCTTAAAGAGTTCATAGAAGGCACGGATGCTGAAAAGGCATACCTGAACCGATACATTAAACAAACGACCTCAGACGCAATTATGACCTTCAGCAGGGAGTATGACAATACTATAGCTGCTGATTTAAATTTACAGTTTTACTTCTATGCCGGAACATTGATTAAAGATTCCCGGCAGTTTTGCAGAGCAAGAGCAGGAAGGTACTTCAAGAAGTCAGAAGTGGAAAATTGGGCTAACCTGGGGAATTGGGATGGGAGAAAAGCAAATACCACCAAAAGCACCATTTTTGCCTACTGCGGTGGATGGGGTTGCAGGCATCAACTGCACCCGATAACGAAGCTACAATATACCTTGGCCGAGAAAAGAGGCTCAACCGGGTTGAAGTAATTCATATTCCGCAATTGATTTAAATATCTGAAACGCAACCTGAGGAACTATGGCGTTACCTGCCGCCTTTATGGATTCGTTTCTCCATTTAGGAAAGGTAATAGAGTCCAGTCTGGCGGAAAGCCCATCATCTCCAAAACGAATGGGGGATTCAGTTGGGAAGTTCCGCCACCCACTTTGTGTGCTATCTGCTCCGCTAAATTGCTGTTCTCCGCATTTGGCTTGTTGTGCCGTTTCAAGGAATCCATTGTCATTCCGCTCCTTAACCCATCCGATGCACTTGGTGTTAACATCATCTTGTTGAAAACGTGAGCTGTGAGATTGTTCTGATGATCCTCCCTCCATTTTTTTGTCGCTTTGTCCCCATCTTGCACTGTTGGTGTTGGCAACATCCCTATTATCGCATTCGGTAAGTTTTGATTTAACCCATTTGGGTGATTTGGTGTTATTGAATGACCCTTGTAATCCCTTTGATTTGATGTCGGCAGCATCCCCGCCTTTGCCATCTGAGTCAAGTGAAGTCCATATTCGGTCCCCGTTGTTTTGCTTATATTTTTCCCGTCTGTCAGTTCTCGTTGATCCATCCTGTCGGTTAGTTTTACGGTGAGCAACAAACCACACTCTGTCTCTTCTGTGTGGCGCATTGACGGCACAAGCTGGCAGTACAAACGGGAATACTTCGTACCCCTCAGCTTCCAGGTCAGCTTGCACTTCGTGGAATACCAACCCTCCTGACCAATTAACAAGGCCGAGAACATTTTCGCCCACGACCCAACTTGGCTGAACTTGTCTAATGACTCTAAGCATTTCCGGCCAGAGGTGTCTCTCATCTTCTTTGCCAAGTCGTTTTCCGGCTGCGGAGTAGGGTTGGCAGGGAAATCCTCCTGTGAGAATATCAATTCTGTTTGCATATTTTGTAAAATCTGTTTTTGTTATATCTCCGAATCCTTCCGCTTCTGGAAAATGATGTTTTAATACTTTTTGTCCAAATTCATTCCATTCACACCAAGCTAAAGTATTCCAATTCATCCATTTAGCGGCAAGCGAGAATCCTCCTATTCCTTCAAACAATCCTAAGTGTGTCATTCTGTAATTTGCAACAAAAGTAATTAACTCAAACAATATTCAATAGATTATTTTTACAAAAAATTGAACCATGAATACTTGCCTTCTTGATTATATCGGTTTACGAGGTTGCTCAACCACCGAACCAGAATCTGGTGTGTACATTAATCAGTATCCCGGTATGTCAACTGAACTGATCGACAAGGTTGCATCGAGTGATCAGGTGACCTTTTCGCAGGTCTGGAAGGACATCCAACAGACTGCATATCTTGAACTCAAGACAAGTGTTCAAAAGGCATTGAAGGACTTTGCCGGTGCAAGGTTGGATCAGGTTCTATTCCAGACATCCAGACTTTTCGTCCAACAATGGCAACAGATTAATCCCGTTCCTGAAGAAGCAATATTCAAAGGTGTATTCACATCAATCGCAGGGTCAAAGTATGCCGGGTTGCGAATCAAGAAAGCCTACATCTACAATTCCGGTGCAGTTGCAGTTCCCAATGTGCCAATCAAGATATTCCAATGTCAGGATGGTACGGTACTTTGGGAAACAACCGTGACGGTTCAACCAGGGGCAAACACAATCAACATTGGGCAGACTTTCGGGTTGGTCTTTGACAAGATCAATATTGCCATGTTGGTAGACTGCACAAACTTACCAACGCTAACCGGGCAATTCATTGATAACGGCTCATGGAACTGGCAAGGCATGGATGCCCAATGTGCCTCTCGTTACTATTCATGGTTGAATACATCCGGTTACAACATCTTCCCGGTTACCGCCCCATTGAACTATGGATTAGGTGAATTGTGGAACAATGACTTCAGCCAATCGGCAATCTATTGGGATGCTGAACTGCTCTGCTCATTGGATTCATTTATCTGCGGACAAAGGGAGTTCCTTCTGGAGTCATGGGGCAATTTACTGGCTGCTCAGACTCTCCGTTTTAAGTTAGGGTCTAACCGTGTCAATTACTTCACACAATCCAACACAGAGCGCACAGAGCGTTCTCTGGTGACTTTTGAAGAGAAGTTCAAAGATGCCATTGATAATTGGGCTGAACAGTTGAACCTGGGTGCTGAAGGTTTGTGTTTTGACTGCGAAGATCAGGCCATGATTGCGACTACAGGAAGGAGGCCATAAAAAAAGGCCCAACATAGTCAGACCTCTTTCTTTTGTTCAACTTTTAACTATTCTTCAATAAGAACCCATTCGGCATTTGGATTCCATGCATGATACATTACCCGTTCTGCCTTAATTTTTGGAATTGGCTGATCGTTTAATTCCGTGTAGTGGATTGCAAATAGGTTGTTGTTGATCTGATTGAAGATTACAACGTATCCATATTTTTCAAAGAGATGCATTCCGGCCGCAAAGGAGAACCCGTATTTATTAGTCCCGTCCCATGTGTATCCATCTTCATACTTCAATTTTAATTTAACATCAACGGCTAAAGTCGCATTGAATTCAGCAACAATAAGTCGGAATTTAAAAGACTTAAGAAGCGATTCAAGAATATCGTAATCAAATGAATCAATGTCGATGTTGAGGAAGTCAAATTCCTTTTCATCCGTTTCATTACTGACCAAATCAACAATATTATCAGGCTTCACAAATGCCTGTATAATGCCAGGTGAATGTGCATTCATGTCAAAGCCAATGCCAGACCATCCGGCCTCTTGTAGAGTCCGTGTGTTGCTGATTGTACCACCATATCCACCTGCTCCCACATCAAGAAACCTTCTCTTTCCCGGTCCGATATGTTTGAAGATGAAATCGATATATGTCTCCTCGCCAAATTGAGAATGCCCAGTTACTGGGATTATTTTTTTTAATTCTTTGATCCAGTTTTTCATGCGTTTATTAACGGTAAAAGTTGTGTTTCAATCCTGTATTTCCAAGTGTATTTTGACTCGCAAAGTTGGTTGCCAGACATTGCAATTCTTAATCTTTCAGATTCATTTTTTTCATTTAGATAAAAATCAATTTTTGAAATCAATTCATCAATCGAATTCCAGTAAATTAAATGATTCCCATTTTCGAACTCTTCTTCAATTTCTTGGAATTTATGTGAAAGGCAAAATGCTCCACATCCTAAAATCCTAAACAACCGATCACTTGAATACCTTTTTAAATCATAATGTGAAAGGCTAATTGCAATTTTACAATTGCGATAAATAGATGCTTCATCATGTTGTTTAAGCCACTTTGCACTACCCCATCCATTGCCAAAGACACCGAAGCGATTCCCGTATCTTTTTTG